GCCCGCGGGCCACCGGTTCGCCGTCGGCAGCTTGGGGTTCCGGGTCGCGCTCAATCCGGCTTGCCGTGTCGGTGTCGCGCTCAATCCGGCTTGGTTCGCGCACAATCCGGCTTGTTGTTGGGCGTCGCATTTTGTCGCGTTGGTTGGGGGTGCAGCCTCCGTAGATTCCGTATGCGTCTTGGTCGGCGGGGAAGCTGAGGGCGTAGTTGAGGCATTGTTGTTTGACGGGGCAGGGTTCTGTGTATCCGCGTCCGATGGGTTTGTTTTTGTTGTCGAGGATGTCGTAGGTGCCGCCGTTGCAGTAGTGGAGTGCGGTTTGTGCGGTGGCGTGGTCGCCTTTTTCTGCGAAGAAGAGGGTGGTGTCGAGTCCTCGGCAGGCTGCGTGTAGGTGCCACGATTCAGAGGTCACGGGGTTTTCTCCATTGTGACGGGCTGTGGTCGCGCTCAATCCGGCTTTTCATTTCTTCATCTTCGTAAAGTCTGATGATGTGGATGCAGGGTTCGTATTCTTCGAACTGTTCTTCTTCGTCGTTGCTGAGTGGTAGCCCGTCGTGTGTGTAGCAGACGGCTGGGCCACAGTATCCTGCGCGCAATCCGGCTTGTAGCCATTCGTTGTAGGTTAGCGGTGTCGTGTGATCCATAGTGTCCATACGATTCCGGTTGTGTACAGGATGATGGCGACGGTGATTACGATGTCACCGATCACCGTAGTTCTCCACCATGAGTAGTAGGAATCGTAGGTCGATGTCAAGTTGTTCGATTTCTTTGTTGGTGAGTTGTATGAGTTGTTCGGCTTCGCCCATGAGTTCGAACAGGGTGTATTGGTTTGATGCGTCTTTGTATCGGAACGCCGGGTGATCTTCGCGGCCCATCAGTTAGTCTCCTCGTGCAGCATGGCAAACGCTTTGTGCTGTGGGGTGGATTCGGCAAATGCGTATGCAATGTCTTGCCATTTGCTGAGTGCTTCGCGTAGGTCTTGGATTTCGTCGGCAGCTTCCCAACAAAGATCAGTTTCGTGGGCGGTATCCCGCGGTCTGTTTACGATGTCGTCGTCCATTTGTTTTCCTCTCAGAGTCTCCACGGATTCCATCCGTTACCGTTACGGTAATCGGAGTACGTGTAAGTGTAAAGAGCTGCCCGAAGTTTTGTTTCAGGGTCATACAGTTCGTCGCAGGTGGCGAGAACACCTTGATCTTGCAACCAACCGTGGTCGGTATATAGCGACGGCTTGCACCAAAAGTGGTTCAGCTGTAGCAACCCGGTCGAGCCGCCGTTCGGATCGGAACCATTCAAGGCATCCGGGCGACAGCGGGATTCACGAAACATAATCCGTGCCAGCTCGGGCCACAGGTCAGGCGACCAGCCCACCTCGACCGCCAACCCATACCATTCGGGGCAAGGGGTGTCCGGCAAGGTGGTCGGTGGGGCGGTTATGACCTGCTGAAAATCTGCCCTGAGAGGCACGTATACGGGCGTAGGAGCCACGCTGACATGGGCGGTGGTGTCCTGTACCGGAACTTCCGTTTCGGGCGGCTGAGCGTATGTGTCAATACAGCCTGCTAAAAGCAGGCAAGCAATAAAGCGTTTCATGTTGGCCTTTCGGTCAGTAGCCGGCAGCTTTCAGCAGGGCTACGAGTCGGGTCAAAGGCAGGATCGCATACTGATCTGCCGGGTCACCGTAGCCGCGCCGTTTGGCGACCAGTATCCCGTAGTCAGCGTCAGCGTTCTGCCGTTCTTCTTCTGTCTCGATAATCCATTCGGACAGCGACAACGATTTGTGGTTCTTACATTCCCATACGAGAGGGCCGGTGCCTGTGATGTCACCTTTGTCGTTGGTGCCGTGTAGTGCGCGTCGTTCGGCGTATGGGAACCCGTTTGTTTTCAGCCAGTTCACTACGGCTGTTTCAAAGCTGGTTCCCTTTTGGCGTTGTTTGCTCACGTGGCTCCAAATCAACTCGTCGTAACCGTTGTTTGCGGCAACAATGGTTTGGTGTCGCAGACAGCGGTACGTGGGTAGTGACGGTTTCCCCGCATGAGGGACACCACCATTCTACACGATGGGGTTCAGAACTCTTCTTCATCAAGTGTGGAGCCGGGGAAGGCTCGCGCGATGCTGGCAGCAGGATCGGAGGTCTGCTTGTATTTGATGGACAGTCCGATTTCTTCTGCGACCAGTTCGACACGCTTACCTTTCGTGCCGTCTTTCTTTTCGTAGTCATCCACTTGGAATCTGCCGACGACGATCAGCCGGTCGCCTTTGCTGATGTGTTCAGCTACCGCTTCAGCCTGCTTGTCGAACACCACCACGTCATACCATGATGTTTTCTTCTGTTCGTCTTTGCCGCGTGTGTCAGCGAGCGAGAACTTCAGGACAGCGAGTCCTGCGTTGGTGTACTTCAGTCCTTCGGGCTGTCGTCCGACGTTGCCCATAACGATTGTGTGATTCACTTGTTTCCTTTCAGGGTGTTGAATGAGTTGCGAAGTTTGGTCAGGTCGTCTGTGGTGAGCTGACCGGTGAGATCGATGCTGGCATGGTCGGCTACTTGTTCGTAGTCAAGGCCAGCTTTGTCGCAGGCGGCGATGAACTTTTTGATGGTGTCAGCACCGACGGGTGACGCAACTTTGGTTTCGGTAACCGCCTTCACCTTACGTGCGACCGGGGCTGGTGCTGGTGTCGCACCCAAATCTTCCCATTCGGCTTTCGTCCACAACGACAACGAGATACCGAACCGCATCGCAGCGTTCCGCAAAAAGTCCGACGCCAGTTCTTTGTACAGGTCGGGCTTGTTGGCTTGGCAGGTGGCGACACCCAACATCGTTTTGCCGTGAACGGTCATCGTCCCCCACATCGTTGCGACACCGTTCGCCACATGAATCTTCGGCATCCCTGTCGTGTCGTCCCATGCGACCGGCGACCACGACCACAACGGATCAACCTCGATCAAAATACGAGTGATGTCGGCGTGACCTACAAAGTCAAGCGTGATACCACCCTTCGGCAGCTTGCCGACAATCTTCGGATCGGGAACCGCATAGTCGGTCAGGACTTTGCGTAGTGCTTCTCTCTGTTCCATTACTTCTCTCCCTTGATACGCAACACCCGGAAGGTGCTGATCTTTGTGAACTCATCGTAAAGGTCAGGATGCGCTTTCTGCAAACCCTTCCCATCAAACGACGACCTTTTCTGCTGCTTCCATGTCACAGCCGGCTGACCCTCGATCAGGCCGGTGTCACCGTCACCGAGCAGACTAGCGATCTTGGCTTTCAACTCGTCCTCGATCACACCCAACTGTTTGCGTTGCTCTTGCACATCACGTAGTTCACTCAACAGTTGACGGTGGGCGGTGATATCCACCTGCTTATCGGTCGCCTCAGGGAACACCAACGCCACATCCTCATACGAGGCCGGCCACTCCGGGTTCGGTGAACCGACATTCACCCACCACAAGAAATCCTGTACTGCGCCCAAATGATCGTGACGTTCCTGTTCGGTGATTTCCTGCACGTAGATATGCAGTTGAAGTGTCGAATCGAAGATCGCCCACGTCACACGATCAATGTGCGGGCCGACACAGATCGCCTGCTGAACACCCTGCCACTTCCAATACGGAGGCAACACACCATCCCACACACCGTTATACGTTTTCACTTCCACGATGAGCTGCGGATTACCGTTCTCATACCCGTACTCATCCACGAAATCGAGTGTGGCGATCATCGGATGGTTGCTGTGATCCAACCAATACATATACGACGGCTGAACCAACCGTACATCCAACACATCGGAAGCCCACTGGCCGATGATTGGTTCCAGCCGGTTGCCACGATCCATCGCAGCAGTCGTCTCGGTCACCGTCGGTTCGTCAGCGATCTTCTCAGCGAACAGCTGGTGCATCGTCTTGAACCGGTGGCAGCCGTGAACAGCAGCCGCATCGGACGCTGAGATCACCGGCCTACCTTCCGGGTCGCGATGCCGTATCCGCAACCACTCGACCGAACCATGCTGAGGTTTATAAATCAAAGACACTTGTCTCTCCTTTGTTTGTCTCCACCGACGATACTAAGGGGGTGTGGCAGGGTTTGTCAATTCCTAAGTTCGTCGTTCCAGTTGATCGGCATATACGTCGACAAGCTGTAACAAGCCACAATGTTTTCCCACGGGATATGGTTCACATCCCCGACAACCTCAGGGTTTTCGGCGTTGTTCATCACTGTCCCACAGATGGTGAGATATCCGTCATCTACGGGCATATCCACCGTCGCGAATGGGCGGAACGATCACGCGAAGATT